GGTCATTCGCGGCGCGAGGTTGGACTGTTGCATGGTGTCGCTAAGGGGGTTAAGTGAAGCTGACCCCATTGCTTGACCAGCCTTGCTCTCAAGCCGATTTTGCGGAGATGGTGGGGTTGTCCGAGGCGCGCGTAAGTCAGCTTGCGGCCGATGGTGTGATCCCTCGCGGCGAAACGGCGCACAACATGCTGCTGGCGTACTGCGAGCGAATGCGCGACATGGCGGCCGGCCGGGCTGGGAATGAGATCGGCGGGCTTGACCTGGTGCAGGAGCGCGCCGCGCTGGCCCGCGAGCAGCGCATCGCCCAGGAGCTGAAGAATCAGGTGTCGCGCGGGGAGTTTGCGCCGATTGGTGTCCTGGCTGATGTGCTGGGGCACGCCTCCAGCGCGGTCGCTGACCGCTTCGACCAGATCGAAGGCTCTCTGCGCACCGCTGTCCCGGACATCACCGACGAAGTGTTGTTGACGGTGTTGTCGGTGGTGTCTTCTGCCCGCAATGAGTGGATCAGATCCACCGCCAAGCTGATCAGCGCCGCGATGGACGCGGCCGAGCAGGACGAAGCCGAGGACGCTGCCGACGCGCTGGCCGCGTTTGCGCCAGACGATGCCGACGGGATCTGGGAGGGTGCGCCGGTATGAGCCGCAACCCCTCGATCAGCCGCGAGACCGCTGCCGCCATCCGCCGCGCGGTGTCGCTCGGGCTGGACGGGCTGAAGGCGCAGACGCGCCAGCGGTTGAGCGACTGGGCGGCGGTGTTCTTCGTCATGGCTGGCGAGTCGTCGCAGCAAAAAGGCGGTTGGGTCGCCTGGGTGTTTCAGATCGGGATTATGGACTTTATGTCTGACGACCGGATCAGGGACCTCTACATCATCAAGTCCAAGCGCGTCGGTTACACCAAGATGATCACCGCCTTCGTCGCCTACTCGATTGCGCATCTGCGCCGCAACCTGGCGCTGTGGCAGCCGACCGACGACGACCGCGACAGCTACGTCAAGAGCGAAATCGACCCGGTGCTCGACCAGATCGCGGCCGTCAAGACGGCCCGCAAGACCGGGGCCAAAGACACCGACACGATCAAACTCAAGCAGTTTCGCAACAGCGTGGTGCACCTGCTGGGCGGCAAGGCGGCGCGGGCGTTCCGGCGCATCACCGTGGCGGTCGCGATCCTGGATGAGTGGTCGAAGTTCGACGCCCGAATCGAGAAAACCGGCGACGCCAAGGGCCTCGCGAAAGGGCGCCTGGAGGGCGCACCGAATCCGAAATTTATCGGCGGCACCACGCCGCTGATCAAAGGCATCGACCAGGCTGAAACCGCGTGCGAGCTGGCCGAAGGCATGGTCCGGTTTCACATGGTCTGCCCGCACTGTGACATCGAGCACCCACTGACCTGGGGCGGCAAAGACAAGGCCAGCGGCTTCAAGTGGGACAGCGGGCGGCCTGAGACGGTGCGCCACGTCTGCCCACACTGCCGCGACAGCATCACCCAGGCCGATTACCTGAAGCAGGGCGCCCGCAAAGATGGGGTGTGGACGCAGGGCGCCTGGGTCTGCGGCAAAACTGGCAAGCGCTACGGCGCCGACCGCGTCTGGCGCGACGCCATGGGCCAGCCGTGCAAGCCACCGGTGTCGCTCGGGCTTCACGTCTGGTCGGCCTACAGTCCGCAGCGGAGCTGGCCCGACATCGTCAAGGAATTTCTCGAAGCCCTGGCGTCGTCGAAAAAGGGCGACCACGGTCCGCTGCAACTGTTTTTCAACGAAACGCTGGGCGAGACCTGGGAGATTGTGGGAGACCGCAGCGACGACCACGTGCTGCAGGCCCGCGCCAAGGCTGAAGGCCTGGCCAGCGGTGTCGTGCCGTCGGGTGGCCTGGTGCTGACGGCGGGGGTTGATGTGCAGCGGGACCGCTGGGAGTACAGCGTGTGGGCGTGGGGGCGCGGCCTTGAAAGCTGGCGCGTCGACCAGGTCACCATCGAAGGCAACCCGGCCAGCGAAGAGGACTGGGAGCGGTTGACGGAGCACCTGCAGCGCCGGTACACGCAGGCCTGGCACGGCGGGAGCCTCGGACTGTCGGCGATCAGCATCGACTCGTCCGACCAGACGCAGGCGGTTTACAACTGGGTCCGAAAACACCAGCACGCGCTGCCGTTGTTGCGCGCGGTGAAGGGGTCCAGCGAGGAACACAAGCCGGTGCTGATGCCAGGAACGCCCGTCGAGATCAGCTGGAAGGGCGTCAAGATCCCGAGCGGGATCAAGGTCTACGGCATCGGCGTGGACACCGCCAAGGATCTGCTGCTCGGTCAACTGTCGATCGACAAGCCGGGGCCGGGTTATGTGCACTTCCCGGAGGACATGCCGCGCGAGCGTTACGAACAGCTCACCGCCGAACAGCGCATCCTGACCAAGGTCAACGGCAAAGACACCTACAAATGGGTCAAGCGGCGCCCGCGCAACGAAGAGCTCGATTGTCGCAACTACGCGCTACACGGCGCCTTTGGCCTGGGCCTGCACAACTTCACCGACAAGCGCTGGGCGCAGCTTGAGGCCGCCGTCCAGCCACCTGAGGACCTGTTCACACGCGGCGCCGTTGCCACCCCGGCGCCCACACCCGAGCAGATCCTCGCCAAACCAACCCCGCAACCCGCCCAACCCATCCGCCGACCGCAGCAAGGTCGGCAGGCTGGTGGGCGCATCTGGTGATCAAAGGAAAGTCGCATGTTTTATCAAATGAAAATCTACGCTGAGATCAACAGCGAAGTGACGCCGCTTGTTCATTCGCCAATCATTGTTGAGACAACGGCATCGGAAAAAAGCAAAGTCACCGACAGGGAAATTGAATTAGTCGCCGATGCTTTTCGGGCTCAGGTCAAGGATGCGCTTCTGTTGATGCTTGGTCGACCCATCGATTGATCATGCTCACCATCAAAGTCACCCACGACTTCGACACCCTGGCTGCCAGCCTTGGCCGCCAGGCCAAACAGGTTGCATTCGCCACCGCTGTCGCGCTCACCCGCACCGGCCAGGACTTGCGCAACGCCATCCCCGCAGCGCTTGACGAAGCGCTCGACAAGCCGACCGAATTCACCAAGCGCGGCACCTATCTCGTCCCGGCCCGCAGGGATCGGCTTGTGGCTGAAATCGGGTTTCGCGCGATCCAGTCTCGGTACATGCGCTATCAGATCGAGGGCGGGATTTATGAGCCCAAGGCTGGCGGCATCAAGTTGCCGGGCGAGATCCAGCTCAACGCCTTTGGCAACATCCCGCGCGGCACCATCGCCGCGCTCAAGCGCGCCGCCAAAGACGGCAGCCTGGGCGCCAGCGTGCGCAAGCGCCTGGGCGTGGACGGCAACCGCCGCAAAGGCGCCGCGCCGATCCAGCTTTTCTACGGCCAACCCACCGGCAAGGGCTGGGACAAGGCGCCCATTGGCATCTGGCGCCGAATACCGCCCGCCTACCCTGGCGCCAAAGGCAAGTTGATCCCGGTGGTGGTTTTCGAGCAGACCAAAGCCGTCTACCGCCGCCGCTTCGACCTCCAGCGCCTGGGGCAGACCACCGTCGACCGCCGATTCGCGCAGCACTTCGACCGAGAACTGTCCAAAGCCCTCGCCACTGCCCGCTGATCAACCCAACCCGCCGCCGCATGACCATCGTCGCCACCAAACCCCAGCGCACCCGACCCGCCACCGCGCCCTTGTTCACCGGGCAAAGCACCACCGGGCCCGGCGTGCCTGCTCATGATGACTTTGTGGCCGATGTCGTGCGCATCATTGGCGCCGTCATGGCTGGCGTCAGCGCTGACCACCTGCGGGCCATCGAGGCGAGGATCAGGGCAGACTGGGGGGGTGATCGGCCGTACATCGGCCGCCGGGTTGGCGATGTGCGCAACGAGCGCAACGAGCAGATACGCCGCGACATCCGCCACGGCGCATCGATCAGCCTGGTGTGCCGTCGGTACGATGTGAGCCGCAGCACGGTGTATCGGGCGCTGGGGATTGAGGGGGATTGAGGCTTGCTTTTAGGATGAGATGAAAAAATGTACTCACTTCAATACCTGCAAACGCTTGGCGAGCGATTCCACGGCATCACGCTGGACTTCCGCAGGGGTGGCACAGATTGGCCAGCCGCCTGGCGCGTCCGGCTTGTGAGCACCAAGAATGAGCGGGAAGAATACCGCGTGGAGTGCTTTGGAGACACCGCAGAGCAGGCTGTCGACTCACTGCGCGCGGAGGTCTCAAGTCTGGACGGGGTTGCCAAGGGGTGACTATGAACGACGATCTGGAAGAGTGGTTGAAAACAGAGATGGCGCGCGTGGCAAAAGCCAGGGAAGATGCCGCCGAAACTTCTGCGCGGTTTTTGCATAACAGGGGCTTTGAACGCGCCCCACTGAGCAAATACGATGGTTTTCTGATGGCGCTGCGGGCTGTGTGCCGGATGCACGGCGTGCGGCTGTACACGTCTGATTATGGGTATTTGGTGGTGGGTGATCTGCGCGACGGCGATGACCCTATTTGTCATGACCACATCAAAGAAGGGCCCTAAGCCCGCCACCGTCCCACCCGTCGCCTTCCAGATGACACACCTGTCGCCAGACATTCGTCGCGTATCCACCCGGAGCGCGATCTATGCCTATCATTTCCACCGACTTTGTTTTGCGCCTGTCCGGCGGCGCTGCGAACAGCAGCGGTAACGCTTCGTTGGGCGGCGCCAAGAGCACCAACACTGCCAGCAGCAGCGTCGACGCGTTGTTCGACGCTGTGAGCGCGGCCGAGTCGGCGGCTGGGCGGATTGAATACCGCTGCGTTTACCTGCACAACGCCAACGCGGTCGACACGATGACCGCCGCCAAGGCCTGGATCAGTGCCAACACGCCGCTGGCAGGCACCACGCTGGCTATCGGCGTCGGGACTTCTGCGGTCAACGGCACCGAACAGACCGTCGCCAACGAAACCACCGCCCCATCTGGCGTCGCCTTCAGCGAGCCTGCCACGTCCGGCACGGGCCTCGCCCTGGGTGACATCCCGTTCGGGCAGCACAGGGCTTTGTGGCTGCGCCGCACGGTCAACGCGGGCAGCGGCGCCAGCGCCAGCGATGGCGCAACGCTCGGTCTTGAGTGCGAAACCACCTGATCGGGCGCTGACACATGGCCATCACGTCCGTCGACCAGCTGCTCAGCGCCCTGGGCAACAACAACAGCCGCCTGATCATCGACAAGGCGTCCATCGCGTCGCAAGCCGCTGGAAACTACGTCAGCCTCTGGCGCGCGACCGGGCAGCCGGGTCAAGGCGCCATCCCGGCCGCTGCCGCCGTGTGCAACAACACGACGGTCGGCGGCATCAACTTCAGCCAGCAGACCTCGCCTGCCACCAGCTACCTGGCGCAGCTTGAGGCCTCCTGCGCCAACGCGACGACGACCCTGGAGATTCACGACCGCCTGGTGCACATGGGTGGGCTCAACGGCACTCTCAACACCGCGCAAACCGTCGGTATAGACTTCAACGGTCTGACGACCAACAACATGGTCGATCGCATCGGCGACGCCAACTATTCCGACATCCAGTGGTGGCTGGAGTGGTACACCGCGACCGGCGCCACCGCCGTTACCGCCACCCTGGCCGCCACCTACAACGACGGCACCAACGCGACGGTCGCGGTCTCTCTCGCGGCCACGCGGCCCGCCAGCCTGATGATCCCGATCAACGGACTGATCCCGGCCGCTCAGGCCGGGAAATACATCCGCGCGATCACTACCTGCACCCTGTCGGCGACCACGGCCGCCGCCGGTAGCTTCGGCATCACGGCGACGCGCTTTCGGGGCTCGCTGATGACCCCGGTCGGCAACGCGAAGTTTGCGGCCGACTGGGCGGCGCTCGGTATGCCGGAAATCCGAAACAGCTCTTGTCTGTTCCCGGTTGTGCAGACCACGACCACGACCAGCGGCACGGTGCGCGGCATCGGCAAGATCGCACACGGGTAAGCGCGCATGGCCGACCGCTTTGCCACCGTCTACCGACCCAGCGGCGGATCTGCCCTCTGGTCGGCTGGCGTTGTTGGCGATCTGCTTCAAGCCGAGTTTTTTGGCGCAGCGCCCGCCGGTCCAACCAGCGTTCAGTCGGCCGCCAACCTCGCCTGGTCCGTGCGCGTCGCCGCGTCGACCACCCGCGCCGCTGCCTGGACCGTGCGCAACAGTGCCAGCGCCAGCGCCTCGCTCGCCTGGACGGCCCGCGCGCTTGTCTCTGCTGCTCGGCCGGCCGCGTGGTCGGTGCGTGTTGCGGTTGCCGCCAGCGCGTCCGCTGGGTGGAGTGTGCGCGTGTCCGT